GGCCCTCCGGCCGTACCCCAACCCGCCCTCCGGCGGGTTTTTCTTTGCCCCCCTGTCGGGAGGATTGTCTGATGAGTTCGATTACCCAGGAATCGCTGGAGCTGATGAAGAGGGCTCTGGCGACACCCAACGACTTCCTAACGAAGTCGATCTCGACCGCAACCGGCCTGCTCGCCTATGATTTGCAGGCGCCGGCCAAAAACCTCTATCCGTTTGTCACCCCGATCCGCAACGTCATGCCGCGGGTCGGCGGCGGCACCGGCACGGCGACCAATTGGCGCCAGGTCAACGCCATCATCGGGTCCGGCTTTGACGCGATGGGCTGGGTCCCGGAAGGCCAGCGCTCGGGACAGATGTCGTATTCGACGTCCAACAAATCGGCCACCTTTGTAACCATCGGCGAGGAAGACGCCGCGACCTTTGAAGCGATTTCCGCCGGCCGCGAGTTCGAGGACATCCAGGCGCGGATGACGTTCCGGCTGTTGCAAAAGATGATGTTGAAGGAGGAGATGGCGATCCTCGCCGGCAACGCATCGCTGTCGCTCGGGACGCCGGCGGCCCCGACCTTGTCCGCCTCGGGCACCGGCGGCACATTGCCGAGCGCCACCTATTTCGTCAAGGTCGCGGCCCTGACCCTCGAGGGCTACCAGAATTCGAGCGTGTCGGGGGGCGTCGCCACGACCAAGGTGGTAACCGGCGTCGACGGCAAGATGTTCACGCTCAACGGCGGCTCGTCGAATATCAGCGGCGAGGCGAGCCAGGCGCTGACCCTGGGCCAGGCGCTGTCCATCAGCGTCACGCCACTCATGGGTGCCGTCGCCTACGCCTGGTACATCTCGAGCTCGACCGGCACCGAGACCTTGCAGGCGATTACGACCATCAACAGTCTCGCGGTGTCGGCGCCGCTCGCCACCGGGAACCAGGCGCAGTCGGCCATCACCAATGATTACTCCGCCAACTCGGCCTATGCCTATGACGGGCTGCTGACCACGGCGCTGAAAAACGGCTCCAACGCCTATGTCAACACGATGGCGACCGGAACCGCCGGGACCGGCACACCGCTGACCGCGTCGGGCCGCGGCTCGGTGGTCGAAATCGACACCATGTTCCAAGCGATGTGGAACAATTTCGAATTGTCGCCGACCGTTCTCTACGTCAATGCGCAGGAGCTCAAGAACATCACCAACAAGGTGTTGTCGAACGCTTCGGGACCGCTCCTGCGTTATGACGCGCCCGCCGACGGCAGCGACGGGGAGTATCAGCTCACCGCCTCGGGTGTCGTCCAGTTCTACTACAATCCGTTCGCGATCTATGGCGGGCTGCGCATCCCGATCAAGATCCACCCGCGCGTACCCCCCGGCACGATCCTCGGCTGGGCCGAGAACCTGCCGATCCAATACCAGTCGAACGAAGTGCCCAACGTCGCCGAATTGAAGACCCGGCAGGACTACTACCAGATCGACTGCCGATCACGACCCGTCAGCGCCAGGTCGGCGTCTACGCCGAAGAGGTGCTGGCCGTCTACGCGCCCTTCGCCATGGGTGTGATCACCAACATCGCCAACGGTTGAGACCAATGCCGCCGCTGATGGTGCTGCGCGCTGTGTTCGGCCAGGACGAAGCCAATCACGGTACCCGGCGCTATCGCGTCGGCGTTGACGGCCTGGTGCGGGTGCCGCCGGAAGCCGCTTTCCACCTGATCGCCAGAGGAGGGTTCGCCGTGGCGAACCTTCCCGCTGCTGCGGAGCAGCAGAACAGTCGGGGCGATGCGCCGCCGGTCTCGCGGGTCCGGCTGCATCACGGCGCCGGGTTCGGGTGCAGCTATTGGCGGGCGTGAATATTACGGCGATCAGAAGGATCGCGTTGCCGTTCCGGCGGCGGCGGTGGCCGAACTGGCGGCGGACGAAGGGTGGTAACGCAGCGCCGCACGACGCGGTCCGGACCGCCGAATTGGTGATAGCGATAAATACCGCCAGCCGCTCTGCCAATAACCGAAAGCCGCACGATGTCCGAAACCAATGAGGCTGTTTATGCCGCGGCCGTCCGCCGCGCGATCATGGCGATCAATCCCGCGGTCACCGATGCGGGTGACGCCTGCGGCTGGGGCGCGGCCCTCGACGCCGTCAGCACGATCCTGATGTCGCTGCTGATCGCGGCGGTCGGCGGCGACGGCGCGCGCTCGGTGTGCAGCCGGATGTACGAGGACGTGGCGCGGCTGGAGCGGGGCTGGGCGCCGGTTCTGGCGGCGGCTGCGGATGCTTCGGATGAGCCGAAAGGGCATGCCTGATGGCGTATGGCGAGCTGACGACGTTGACCGATGTCAAGGCTTGGCTGCAGACCGGGCAAGGCGCGTTTCCGCCAACCGATGACGGATTGCTGACGCGGCTGATCACGGCGGCGAGCCAGTACATACAAACCTGGCTCAACCGTCGGATCGCGCAGACCGACTATCTCGAAATACGCGATGGCACCGGCGGCCAGCGGCTGCAATTCGGCTGTTTTCCGGTTTCTGCCGTATTGTCGTTGACGATCGACGGTATTGCAATCCCGCCGGCGCCGCCGCCGCTGCCGAGCACCGGGCTGATCGCCGGCTATGTGTTCTCGGCGACGCAGCTGGCAGTACGCGGGTATGCCTTCACCCGGCGGGTGCAGAACGTCGTCGTGAGTTACACGGCAGGTTATCCGACGGTCCCCCCGGACATCGCCCAGAGCTGCATCGAACTGGTCGCGTTGCGCTATCGCGAACGCACGCGAATAGGCGAGGTCACAAGGTCGGTCGGCGGCGGCGAAACCGCATCCTATTCGCAAAAAGACATGAGCCCGGCGGTCATGACCTTGCTGCAGCAATACCGGATCGTGGCGCCGATCACCGGAACCACGGTCGTGATGGCTTCCACCGCGACCGATCCCGCGATTCTCGGAGGGGTGCTGTGATTTCGGCCACTCTTGTCGGCGACGGCATGGTGCTCGACCGGTTGCGGCAAATGCCCGACCTTGCTCGCGCGGGCGTCGCGCGCGCGATCGCGCAACTCGGTCTCGACCTGCAGAACGATGTTCAGCAGAACAAGTTGAGCGGCGAGGTTCTTCGGCTGCGCAGCGGATCCTTGCGGCAGAGCATCACCGTGCAGGTCGACCAGAACGACACCGCAACCACTGCGACGGTATCGAGCGACCTCGCTTATGCAGCGGTTCAGGAATACGGATTTACCGGAACCGTCAATGTCAGGGCCGGCCTGCGCCAGATCAAGGAGGCGTTTGGGCGCCCGATCGCCGCCAAGACCATCGGCATTCGCGCGTATAGCCGCCGGATGGATCTGCCGGCCCGCTCGTTCCTCGGCTCGGCATTGGACGACATGACCGCCGACATTAGCGCCGGCGTTGAGGATGCACTGCGCGAGGCGATCAGCTGATGATCATGCGCGAGGCAATCTATTCGGCCCTGTGGGTGCTGGGCTCGGGTGCCGCGAGCTTTGCCAGCACCAACCGGCGACTGCGGCATTGGGCGGATGTCGCGCCGCCCGAGCAGCCGGCATTGTTTCTGAGCGAAAAAGGCGGCCATGCGGTCGTCAAGGCGCTGGGCGCGCCGATCGTGTGGACGCTGTATGCCGATTTCTATGTCTACGTCCATTCGAGTGATCCCTACGCAGCGCCGGCGACAATCTTGAACCCGCTGCTCGATGCGCTCGAGCAGGCATTGGCGCCGTCGCCGGCGACCGGGATCCAAAATCTCGGGCTGCCCGACATGGTGCAGCACGCCTACATCGCCGGCAAGATCGAGACCGACGAGGGGGTCCTCGGCGACCAGGCGATCGCGATCGTGCCAGTCGAAATTCTCTGCATCTGAGGCGGTGCCGCTATGAACATGCTTCACGTCTTTACCGCGAGGTTCAATCCGCTGCACTGGCGCCGGCCGCACCAGCACTATGTCGACTGGGCGCACCACATGCGTGAGCTCGGCGCCGACGTTACGGTGATCGAATGCGCTTATGGCGAAACCCCCTTCGAGTGCGACATACCGGGCGTAACCCATATCGGGGTGCGTGCCGACAGCTGGGCGTGGACCAAGGAATGTCTGCTGAACATCGGCATACAGCGCCGTCCGGAAGCCAAATACATCTGCTGGTCCGACAGCGACGTATTCCCGCGCCGACGGGACTGGGCCGAAGCGACGGTCGCCGCGCTGCAGCACTACCGGATCGTGCAGCCATGGCGCGACTGTTATGATCTCGGTCCCGACGATTCGCACCAGGATCACTGGCGCTCGTTTTGTCACCAATATGTGCACGGGCACCCGATCGTGGTCGGTGAGGGCGAGGATTTTCACAAATTCTGGATGGGTGGCGGCGGTCAGCACCATTACCCGCATCCCGGCTATGCCTGGGCGATCCGGCGCGACACGCTGAACCTGATCGGCGGGCTGTTCGAGCATGGCGGCATGGGCGCCGCCGACCACCATCAGGCGGTGGCGATGCTGGGCATGGCCAGCCGTTCGTTCCCGCGCAATGTTTCTCCGAGCTACCGGGCAATGCTGGAGGCGTGGCAGCACCGCGCCCGGCACGCCATCAACGGGCGGATCGGTTATGTCGCCGGAACGATCGAGCACCGCTTTCACGGTGCCAAGGTCAACCGGCAGTATTGGGACCGCTGGCAGATGTTTCTGCGCCACGGCTTCGACCCGGTCACCGACCTCAAGCGCAATACCTGGGGCGTGCTCGAATTTGCCGGTAACAAGCCCGAACTCGAGCACGAATGGGACCAGTATCTGCGCTCGCGGCGTGAGGACGACAATTCGCTGGCGCAGGCTTTTCGACCGCCGGATCACCACCACCACCCGCGGCCACTACCGCCAAATCCGCCCGTTTCGCATCCGCGGCCATGTCCGGAGCCACGCTGCGGCGAGCCATCGCGCCACGAGACGAGCCGGTAAAGGAATACGGCGACATGAGCGACAATTCCAGAACCGCCCCGATGCCGGGTTCCCTCGCCGGACCGCTGCAGGACCAGCTCGATGCGCTGATCGAGCGCTGGTGGGCAGACCATTTCCCGGGCTCGGCGGTGGCTCGCGACACCGCGGCATGGAACGTCGCGCACGCCGCAAAAGAGAGGCTGAAGCGGCGGCTGCGGCGGGCGCAGGCTCTGCTCCAACCGGCGCGCGACGACAAAATTTCGCAAAGGAGTATCTGAACATGCAGCTCAGTTTCGGTTCGGGTGCGCTGTGGGGCGAGCGCACCGACGTGACCGGTTCGGGGGTCGGCCCGCGCCAGTTCGGCGTGCTCCAGGATATCCAGATCGATTTCGACTGGACCGACAAGGAGCTTTATGGCCAGCTCCAGTTTCCGGTGGCGATCGCCCGCGGCCAGGGCAAGATCAGCGGCAAGGCCAAATTCGCCCAGATCCTCGGGCTCTTATATTCCGACATCTTCTTCGGGTTGACGCCGGCGACCGGCCAGTTCGCCGTCTCGCAAATGGAAGCGGCCGCCATCCCGGCGGTGACGCCCTATACAGTGACGGTCGCCAATGCAGCCAGCTACAATGACGACCTTGGCGTCGTCTATGCCGGGAATGGCAAGCGCTTCAACCGCGTCACCACGCCCTCGGCGGCAGGCCAGTACTCGGTCAATTTCGCCAGCGGCGATCTACACTTTCGCAGCGGCCGACGCCAATGCGGCATTGCTGATATCCTACACCTACGGCATCACGACATCGGGCAGCAAGCTCACCCTCACGAACCAGCTGATGGGCACGACGCCGACCTTCAAGGCGACGTTCTACACGACATATAGCGGCGCCGGGACCGCGCTGCGGCTCAATGCCTGCACCGCCAACAAATTGTCGATGCCGACCAAAATCGACGATTGGACAATCAGCGAGCTCGATTTCAGCGCGTTTGCCGACGCGTCCGGCACCATCGGCTATCTGAGCACGGTCGAATGATACCGTTGCGCATGTGGCGCGGTCTCGCTGTTGACGGGAGGCGCGGTTGATCCCGGGAATAATGATCGCGATGGGTGGCCGCGAATGGACGGTTCCCCCACTGACCTTGGGCCAGCTCCGTCGCCTGATGCCCAAAGTGCGGCAGTTGACCGAGATCGGCGCGCAGATGGGCGAGTCGCAGATCGAGGTGCTGGTCGAGATTGTTGCCGCCGCCTTGCAGCGAAATTATCCCGAGATGACGCCGGAAGCGGTCGAGGATTTGCTCGACCTCGGCAATGCCGGCGCCATGCTGAATGCCGTGCTGACCGGATCGGGCCTCAAATCCCGGAACCCTGCGCCGGGGGAAGCGGCAGCCCCCGAGGCGGGTTCGGGGGCGCCGGTCGCGGCGATGACTGGGGCGGCATCTACGGCCTCCTCGCCACCGCCTGCGGCTACAGCTACCCGGTAATCGACGCCATGACGCTCTTCGAGGTCGAAGAGCTGACCCGCTATTGGATCGATCACCCGCCGCTGCATCTGGCGGTCGCGGCCTATCTCGGCATCGGCAAGGAAAAGCGCAAAGGCCCGACATTTGAGCGTGGCCCCGCGCCGGCTGCAAGAGACGCGGTTTCCAGCGTTGGCACGCTTGTCGCCGAACTCGGACCGGGATTTGCCCCCGGCGACGTCCATGCCGGCCTCGCGCCTGTCGTGCTCGACGTAGCCGAATTGCGGCGCCGGACCCGATCGAAGACCTGAACCCGTAAACGTCTCGACGTGCAGGGTGCGCGTCGGGATCACGGGCGCCGGTGTGCGCCCTTTTGACTGCGAGGCTGGCGTGGCCGATCTTGAAACGAGCGTCGCAATCACCGCGCAGACCGACGATCTCCAATCGGGAATGGAGACCGCGGCCGATGCGGTCGGCACCGCGACCGGGGCGATGAAGGCCCAGTTTGCCGAGCTCGGCGCCGCGGCACAGCAGGCGCAAGCCAATATCGGCAGCGCGAGCGCGCAAATCGGGGCGACGCTCGGGGCACTGCAATCGAGAGCGGGCGATCTCGCGCGCTCGGTCGGGCAGGTCGGGAGCAGCGCCAATCCGGGCGGCCAACTACCGGGCATTTCAGTAACCCAGAGCACCGGGAGTGGCCGGAGGAGCGGCGGAAGTGGCGGTTCGGCGAGCCGATTACAGGCTTGGCGCGGGGAATTGCACAGCCAACTCGCGGCCGAGCAATCATTCTATGCCGATTCCAAGGCGGACGAGCTGGCGTTTTGGCAGGACAAGCTGGCGCTGACCGATACCGGGTCGAAAGAGCAGCTCGCGGTCGAGAGCAACATCTACCAGCTCGAAAAGCAATTGGCGGTGCAAAACGAGCGTGACACGCTGGCCTCGCTCAGCGCCGACGAAAAGGTCACCGACGCCGCTTATGCCCGCAAAAAGGCTGCGATCGAGGATGAAGCCCAACTCGGCAAAGTATCGTCCTCCGAGGAAATCGCCCAACTCAAGGATCTGCTCGACAGCGAATGGGCGCTCGAACAGGACTATTACGAAAAGAAGATGTCCGCGGCGGAAAGCGATTCCCAGACCCAGCAAAAGCTGACGGAGCAGGAGGAACTCGCCTACCAGAAATATCTGACCGACAAAGACAAGCTCGACGCGCAGGCGGTCCAGAACAGCCAGAAGCAGTGGCAAAGCCTGCTGCAGCCGGTGCAGCGCGCCCTGGATACATCGGTCACCGGCATCATCATGGGAACCACGACAGTGCAAAAAGCACTGTCCAACCTCGCGCAGTCGATCATCGCCGAATTCGTCAACTCCGCGGTCGGCAGCGTCTTCAGCAGCCTCGGCAAATTACTGGGCGGAAGCCTGCTCGGGAGTGGCGGCAGCGGTGGCGGCGGCAGTGGCGACCAGGATTTCTGGGGCGGCATGACCGGCGCTGGCGAAAGCATCGTCGGCGGCGGGGTCTCTGCCGGACTATTCGGCTCCGGTGGTCTGTTCGGCGCACTCGGACTGGGCAGCCTGTTTTCCGGCGGTGGCATTTTCGGCAGTTTGTTCGGCGGCATCGGCTCTCTGTTCGGGTTCGAACACGGTGGCATCGTGCCCTCGGCGCAAGGCGGCTCGATGGTCCCGTCGACCTCGCTTGCCATGCTGCACGCCAATGAGATGGTGCTTCCCGCCGATATCAGCCAGGGACTGCAATCGATGATCGCCGGAGGCGGCGGCGCCGGATCTGCCGGCGGCACGAATGTCATGTTCAACGTTTCGGCCATGGACAGCCAGTCGGTCGCAAAATTCTTCCAAACCAATGGAAACCTTCTGGTCAGCGCGATCAATCGCGCGATGCGCAACGGATCTGCCTTGCGGAGCGCCTGATGCCGCTGATTTTTCCAGCCTTGCCGGGTCTCGCCTGGAGCGTCACCAAGGCGCCGATTTTTCAGACCCGTATCCAGCGCGCGGTCTCCGGCCGCGAATTGCGCGCCCTGGATTACCCCTACCCACTGTGGCAGTTCACCCTGGATTTCGCCGTTCTGCGTGACGACCCGGTCGCCGGTTTTGACGAATTGCGCACTCTGATGGGGTTCTATCTGTCGTGCCAGGGCGCCTATGGCAGTTTTCTGTTTCAGGACGCGAGCGACTGTCAGGTCACCGGACAGTACCTCGCCGACGGGGATTCGAGCATGTCTGTATTTCAATTGCAGCGTATAATGGGGACCGGTTTGCCGGGCGGTGGCTTTGCCGAGCCGATTGTCGCGCCCAATCTGGTCGACGCCGTCTATTTCGACGGCATCACCCAGGACCCGGCGAGCTACAGCGTTGACCCGAACACCGGTCTGGTCACATTCGCGACGCCGCCCGGCACGGGTCTCATGATAACTGCCGATTTTTCCTATTGGTTCCGCTGCCGCTTTGTCGACGACAGCTATGATTTCGAGAACTTCATGTACCGGCTGTGGCAACTCAAAAAATTGACCTTTATTTCGGTGCGCTCGTGAAGCCGGCGTCACCGGCGCTGGTCGCATTATTAAATTCCGGCTCGCAGTTCATCATGGCCGATTTATACACCTTCACCCTCGTCGGGGGGACCGTACTGCGCTATTCGTCGGCACCGACGGCCCTCGCCGCCAATGGGTTCACCTTTGCCCTCGGCCCCAAATTCGAGCGTTCGAAAACCAATACCGTCATCGGTACGCAGGTCGACGAGCTCGACATCAAAATCTATCCCGAGCCGAGCGATCTGATCGGCGCCACACCGTGGCTGCAGGCAGCCTGGCAGGGCCAGCTCGACGGTGCGCTATTGCAGCTCGAACGCGCCTTTATGCCGACCTATGGCGACACCGGCCCGGGAACCGTGATCTTGTTTGCCGGTCGGATCTCCGACATCGACTGCAGCCGCACCGGTATCGACATGAAATGTCGCTCACACCTTGAATTGCTGAATATCCAGATGCCGCGGCGGTTGTGGCAGACCTCGTGCACCCATGTTTTTGGCGATGCCATGTGCCAGTTCGACCGTGCGAGCTTGCAGGCCACCTTTGCCTGCCTTGCCGGTTCTACCGAGACGCAAATCGCCAGTACCGTCAACCCGACGCCGCAAGGCCTTTATGCGCAAGGCACGATCACCGGCATCAGTGGCGCCAATGCCGGTTACAGCCGCACGATAGCGGCGATCGGCAACGGCACGATCACGGTCAAGCTCGCCTTCCTGTCGCCGCCGGCGACCGGCGACCAGTTCCAACTGCTGCCTGGCTGCGACCGCACCATCGCGACTTGCACCAATATTTTCAACAACGCCGCCCATTTCGGCGGGTTTCCCTACGTCCCGACGCCGGAAACCGCGGTATGACCGACCAGCGCCGCGTGGCCGTGCTCGCCGAGGCGGCCAGCTGGCTGCGCACGCCGTATCACCATATGGGGCGGGTCAAAGGCGGCGGGACCGACTGCCTGATGCTGTTGGCCGAGGTTTACGCGGCGGCGGGAGTCATCGCGCATGTCGAAATTCCATTCTACCCGCCGGACTGGCATATGCATCGTGGCATCGAGCGTTATCTCGAAGGGTTGGCGCAATACGCGCCCGAGATCAATGGACCACCCGAACCCGGTGACGCGGTGCTGTTCAAATTCGGCCGCTGCTTTGCCCATGGCGCGATCGTCGTCGCGTGGCCGCGGTTGATCCATGCCTGGCACGGCGCCGGTGTGGTCTATGCCGACGCCGGCCAGGGGCAGCTCGCCGGGCGTGCCGCGCGCTTTTTCTGCCCGTTTTCCGACCTCTCCATCTAATCTCGGGTTGTCGAATGACCGGCATTGTCGGCGGTGGCTCGAACGCCAAGCAAAAGACGGCAATAGGTTCACTGCAATTCCAGACCTCGCAAACGGGCGGGGTGATCCCGCTTGTCTACGGCACGACCCGTGTGTCCCCGAACCTGATCGACTATGACGATTTTACCGCGAAACCGGCGAGCTCCGGGGTCAAAGGCAAAGGCGGCGGCGCCGGCAAATCGGGCGCGCAGCAATATAATTACAGCGCTTCAGTGATTCTCGGCGTCTGCCACGGGCCGGTCAGTGGTTTTGGCACGGTTTGGTGGAACAAAAACACCGGACCGCTGAGCGGCATGCCGGGGCTGTCGACGATCAATCTCGGCACCGACGGTCAGCCGGCCGATCCGTTCTGGGTTACCAATCACCCGGCGGAGGCGCTCGGCTATTCCGGAACCGCCAATGTCACGCTCGACAATTATCAGCTGGGCACAACCGCCAGCTTGCCGAATTTCTCGTTCGAGGTGATCGGCATCGGGTCCACCACCGGCATCAACGGCTATGACGCCAACCCGGCCGCAATCATCGGCGATTTCCTGACCAACCCGCGCTACGGCGCCGGCTTTCCCGCGGCCCATCTCGACAGTCTGGCGGCCTATTCCGACTACTGCGCCGCGGCCGGGCTGTTTCTGTCGCCGCTGCTCGACACGCAGCAAGAGGCGCAGCAGGCGCTCGGCGACATCACCAAGGTCACCAATAGCGCGATCGTGTGGTCGGGGGCGCTATTGAAGATCGTTCCCTATGGCGACCAGCCGCTCAGCACGACCTACACCGTCGTATCGCTGTCCGGGACGATAGTCGCCGGTGACACGCTGAGCCTGACCTTTACAATCCCGGAGATGGCGGGACCGCCGGTCACGGTCGACTACAGCGCCACGACCGCAGACCAGACCTCGTACACCAGTGCTGCAGCCGGGCTCGCGCAACAAGTCGCTGGCAACGGCACGCTCGGCAGCTATGGGATTTTTGCTTCGTGCTCGGTCAATTCACTGATCATTGTCACCCAGCAGGGTGCAGTTACGATCACCGGCAGCGCCAGCGGCGCCGAGACCCTCACGGTCGGCCCGACCGGCGCCCCTTATACCTTCACCCCCGATATCACTGTTCTCTACACTCTTGGCGAGGATGATTTCATCGTCCAGGAATCGAGCGTCGGTACCAATCTCGGCGTGACACCGGGCGGTGCTGCGCTGCGCCAGGGCGCAGGGCCGATCACCGAAAGTTTCACCGATGATCCGGTCCACATCGTGCGTTCCACCCCGGCCGACGCCAACAACATGATCCAGGTCGAATGCCTGGATCGGTCGAACAGCTATAACACCACCATTGTCGAGGCGTTCGACCAGGCTTCGATCGACGTTTACGGCGTGCGCCGCGACACTTCGCTCAAGGGCAACGCAATCGTCGACCCGACCTTTACCGGACCGGTCGCGGCCCAGCTGCTACTGCAGCGCAGTCTCTATTTCCGCAATACCTATACGTTTCAACTCGGCTGGAAATACTGTCTGCTCGAGCCGATGGATCTGGTGCAAATTACCGATACGCGGCTCGGCGCCGAGGCTTTGACGGTGCGGGTCACGGCCGTCGAAGAGGATGATGAGGGCACCCTTGCGATCACCGCCGAGGATTTCTTCGGGGGCTATTCGACAGCCGTGTTGTACCCGAAGCAGGGTGCCGCAGGGTATGTTCCGAACTACAATTCCGCACCCGGCGATGTCAATCCGCCGCTGATCTTTGAGCCGCCGGCCGGTCTGCTGTCGGCCGATCTCGAAATCTGGGTCGGTCTGTCCGGCGGCGGGAATTGGGGCGCGGCGCAGGTCTGGATTTCGAGCGACGGCAGCTCCTATGCGCTCGCCGGGACGGTCGACGGGCCGGCGACTCAAGGCGTGTTGACGACCGACCTGCCGGCGCACGCCTCGCCGGATACGGCCGATACGCTCGCCGTCGACCTCAGCGAGAGCCGCGGCGCACTGATGTCGGTATCGGCGACCGACGCGCAGAACCTGGCAACGTTGAGCTATGTCGGTGGCGAATTGCTCGCCTACGAGACCGCTAACTTGACCGCGAGTTTTCAATACGACCTGACAGCGCTGTATCGTGGCGCTTACGGCTCGGCGATTGCCGACCATCCGCTGGGATCGCAATACGCGCTGCTGAACAAGGCGATCGGGCGCTTTCCTTATCCCGCCAACCTGATCGGCCAGACCATCTATCGTAAGCGGAGCCTGACCCCCACCTTGCGCTGGATGCCGGCGATGGGGTGATCCTGCCTGGTTTGATCGAGGCAGGAGGGCTCGTGTGCCAAGTAATTTGCCAATTGATGGGCACAGTTTCCGTCGC